CTTCTGCCATGTAGTTCAGATAGTCATCAACTTTGGATGCCAAATCTTCTTTAACTTGTTCAATAGCAGCGTCGAATTGTTCGACCAATTGTTCTTCAACTTGTTCAGCCAATGCTTGAACTCTTGCATTAACAGCAGCTTCAAAAATTGTAGTTGCTTTTTGTGCGAATTCTTCTGAAAGGTTTTCACCATCCAACAATGCACGAACGTCATCAGACATATCGATGCCTTCAGCAAAGCCTGCGCCTTCAACTGATTTAGGGAAGTGAGCACCTGGATTTGGGTGGAAAGTATTTGCTGGCAACTTGCCTGCGATACGATCACGGATTTGATCGATGTGGTTTGCAGAACCAACTGTAGTTGGGTGCATAACGTCTTTACGACCTTGTGTTTGTCCTGGTTGACCAGAATATGTGTTGTAACCAACTGTACCCAAGTGTTGATCGTTCTTTTCAGAACCAACTGGTGGTGTTGCACCCGGTGGGGTTGCCTTTGGTGTACCTTTTAGATAATCAGGTAGTTTGTCGTCCATTTCTTCAGGTGAATGACCGATGATACCTGCGTCTTTTTCGCCATAAGCAACTGCTGCTGGTAGTTTGTCGTCGCCAACTTCACCCTTTTTGTGAGCGTCTTGACCACGTTGACCACGCTTCTGAGCAATGTTAGCATCAAAAGTTTCCTTTGCGCCTTCGCCCAAAATTGCTTTAGCGGCTTCTGACAGATTGAATTTTGCCATTTTAAAAATCTCCTTGATTTTGTATTGAATATTTATAGTTTATAGTTTTTTCATGAAGTTTTCAAAAATGCGAAGACTTACGGCTTCGATTTGTGCTGTACTTGCTTGTTTGATTTCTCTCACTGCCTGTGCGTGTTCCACTTCAGTCCAAATACCATCGACCAACATCCATTCTTTTCCTTCCATGATACCCTGAACAAATGCTCCTGGTGCAGAAGGGTCTGCTACAATATCCGCCGCTGTGGCAAGATAAAAGTCGGGCTGAACAATATTAACGCCGTTAACATTTTTCAATGAGCCCATGCCTCGTGATGAAACTCCCAATTGTGCGCCACCTTCAATTAGTTGGCGTGCGATCTGTCCCATTGGTGTTTCAAGAATCTTTGCTTTACCGATCCATTGTGTACCTTCTTCACGTAGACCAACAATCATGTGTGATACGCGATCAAGGTTAATGGTTGGTGAATCTGGGTGACCAAGTTCACCGAATGCACGGTTTTTGTTGATGTATTCTTCTGTGTAACGATGAACTTCTTTCTTCATCGTATTGAATTCGTATAGACGACCATTCTTGTTTTTCTTTTCAGATACCAAGAAAGGACCTTCAATGAAAAGTTCCTTTTTACCATCTGCACCCTCGGTCAAATAATTGACCGTTTCGTTGATTTCTTTAATTAACTTCATGGAGTTACTCCGTAAGGTTTGTAGTTGAATGCAGCTGGATCGTTGAACTGACCACGTTCGTATTGTGCATTGTCTTTACGCAACTCAATAAACAATGTGTAGGCGCAGTTTGCACCCAAACCATATGTAAATACGCCAATATCACCTGTTGGATTTGGCGCATTGTTCTTCAATGAAACAAGACCTTCATCCTCGCCGTATTTACCACAAAGGTCCATATTGAAAATAGGTACACTTTGTGCTGTGTTATTTGATGTCCAGGTCAACTCAACATAACCTTTTTGTTGAGAAGCGACATTGTAACCAAGTCTGGAAATAGACAGTCCATAATATGGAAGTGCGGTATTACTTATACTTTGTGCTGTACCCAATAGAGCACCATTTGCATCCAAAGCACCAAAAAGACTATTTGCAGTAATACGATAGTTGTTTGCTTCTTGTCCTGAACCATCAAAATTGGCAGTCAATTTGATAACTGCCTTTTCTGTGGTGTCTTTCAGGACTTGATATGTATAAACGTTTGCCATGTTTATTCCTAATATTAAGGTGTAATGCCGTATGGCTTGTAGTTGAATGCTGCTGGATCTTGGAACTGACCACGAGCATACATTTGGTTGTTCTTACGCAATGTAACAATCAACGTATATGCTGCATTGGCGACCTCACCTGTGGTTTTGACACCAATGTCACCGTTACCACCAACACCATTATTCAAAATAGATGGCAATTGTTCACCCAGACCGAACTCACCTTGCAAATTCAGATGGAAAATAGTTGCAGAGTTTGCGTATTGTAGTAATGTGTTTGATCCTGCACCGTTCCAATACAATTCAACACCACCAACGTTGCTGGTTGGGAAGTTGACATAGTATTTTACACCAGTAACTTGCAGGTCGTAATATGAAAGTGCTGTGTTACTCAAACTTGCAGATGAACGCAACTGTGCGCCGTTAGCATCCAGTGCAAAGGCCAATGTGTTTGCTTGAATTCTGGAACCATTAGACTCATCACCACTGGCACCATCAAACACACCAGTCAACTTAATGACTGAATCTGTCTGTGTGTCTCTTAGGACTTGATATGTAAATTTATTACTCATTGTTTGCCTTATTTGTTCGGTTCAGAAGTCATTACCCAATTGTCGTCAGAGTAAGGTACTGTTACATATTTATTAATCTTATCCACTTTATATAGAGCAATCTTTTGACCGTTAGGAAACATACGAATAGCAGTTCTACGCATAATCAACACAGCAGGTATGTCTCCACCTTTTGCTGGCTTGCCTTCCAATAAAGGTTCTTCATCAAAGACAAATCCTTCAGGCAGCAAAACACCGTCATCTTCGACAACGGTGTTTTCTTCTACGATAAAGTCTTTGAATTGACGCATATTACTTGGTTCCGTGGTTACCGTACAGGTCACCTTCGATACCGTGTTTTGCTCTTAGTTTTGCCGCAGACGCATGAATCTTTTTGGATTCTGCTGCACCTGCATATTCTGCATCTGCAACGTGGTGCATTGAGTGGTCGACCATATCATCTGCCACTTTGTTGCCGTAGTGTTTACGAACGTGGTTTTCGATTGCTGTTGCAGCGTGTGCGCCATTTTTCATGCTTCCGTCACCGTGTCCCCAACCCTGATCTGCTGCATATGAATGTGATGCATGACGGTGCCACAAGTGTGACAAAGACATATGATCCATTTTACCTTCGATCAGTTGTTTTGCTTCTTCTTCAAATATTTGAAGAACTTCCTCAAATTCAATTTCTTCATTACGAGTCATGGATTTGAATGATGTGCTTGGAGACAAAAACTTCAATCGTGACATGCTCTTCATTGCTTTTTGGTGTTTATCAATTTCGGATTTGGCATGGCTCAATTCTTCTGGATTTTTTGAAGTGCTAAGTGTCTTCTTGTGTTTATCAATTGCGTCTTGGTGATCTTGTTTTCTGTCGTTGTAAAAACTCAATCTGTCTTTTGCTGATGTGCCAGCCTTACCGTACTTATGGTTTCGATATGTGTCTCTGACTTTATCTATGGCACTCTTTGCCGCAACAAGACCGGTAGCAGCAATTCCACCTGCAACTGCTCCTGCTAGACCGGGGTCTTCATACAAAGATTCAACTTCTTCTTTCTTCAAGTGCCACTTTTCTTCTTCTTTTTTGATTTTACCTGAAGAAATGTGTTCCTTACCTTCTTCAGGAGCCTTTTCTTCGGTGTTCAACAGACCGCCGGCGATCTCTTGTTTCTTGGCTTCAATGTGTGCAATCACACGGTCATGAATATCTGCGTATAGGCTTGCTCTGAAATTAACAGCATCGTCTTGTGCTGCGTAGTCGATTAGGTCTCTTGATGACATGTTATTCCTCCGTTACGGTGTTTATTTATTAGTCTGCTTTAGATGGATTTTTTTCTTTGCTTTGATTCAACTTCATATCAAGTTTGTTCTGGTGTATTGCTGCACCTCTATCTAAATCGTCTTGATGTTCGTTTTGGTCCATTTGGATCTGAGAAAGCATTTGTTGTTGTGCAACATCAGTTGTAACAGCAACCGGCAAACCAATGCCTGCTTCTTTTTCTTCTTCAATTTCGGATTGCATGATCTTAATTTCATCGTCATTCAAGCGCAACACGTTACGTTGGATCCATGCTTGTGAGAAATAACGACCAGTATAAGGATCAACAGACGCAAGCAATTGCAATCTATTGGTCATCAACTCAGCTTCTTTAAGTTCAGTAAAGTTGTTGTCTTTAATGAAGTTGTAGTGTACGTGTTCTTTGAATTGATCCCACTCATCTGCGGTACAAATGCCTTTGAGTACACATTGGACTCTCAGTGCTTGGTGGAACAAGTCAGAGAACTTGCTACGCATACGAGCCACGAACTTGGCAAACTTTAACTCATCACGAGTGATTTCACCAACACGTCCTAGAGAGAAACCAGATTGGTTTGGATCCAACCTGGACACAGGAACGTTCAAAGACTTATACAACTTCTTCTCAAAGTATTTAACGTCTTCCAGTTCGCCTAGGTTCTGTCCACCAGGTAGTGTGGTGATTTCTGTACCTTTACCGCCTTCACGACGAGGTAACCAGAAGTCTTCCATCATGGATAGGAATTTACGATCATCACGGACTTCACCGGTGTTTGCATCGTAAACCAATTTGTTCTTGTACTTGACCATAATGTCACGCAGGTATTGTTCTGCCTTCAATTTTGGTAGGTTACCAACGTCAATGTAGAAAATTCTACGTTCCGGTGCGCGTGAGATACGATAGATAACAGTTGCATCTTCAATCATTCGCAACTGGTTTAACGGCTTAATAGCTTTATGTAGATACGATAACACAACCGCTCTACGGGAATCCATCAATCCAGAAACGACAGAGATAACAGAATCAGTAGTAATGCGAGTACCAACTGGACCGTAGTTAGTGGATGATCCTGTAGTAACCTTGTCATTGTAGATATAGTATTCGTTGACAACATTCATCACCTCCACACCGGTGCGCTCATCTTTTTGTTTCTTGATTTCACGGATTTTACGCATCTTACGTGGGTCAACGTAACGTAGTTCCTTGATGCCGACTGTTGGGTTTTCTTTATCTACAATGATGTGATAATAGAGTTTTCCGTCGATGTAGTATCTACGGAAGATATCCTGTGCCATGTTGGTATAGTTCAACATACGCAAGATTTGGTGGAATTCTGTCTTGATTGCTTTTTTGATTTTGTCTGGTACGTTCAAGTCGTCCAGAATAATTTGAATGTTTTTGCCATCGTCGTCTTGGCAAATTGCTTCATTAACGATATCATCAATTGCTGACTCGATTTCTGGCTGCATTGCCATTTCACGATATCGAGATATTAGTTCTACTTCATTCTTTGCGGTACCGTCTAGGTCCACATATGTGCCGTAATAGGCAGCAGATGTAATCGTTAATGCACCATCATCACTGGGTGGTGGACTGAACGATTGTTGGTTGATTTGGTTTTTTTCATTCTCACCACGAGAGATCGTAAAACCAAAAAGACTAAACTTTTGTGCCATGTTATTCCTGGGTTGTTTCAAATAAATCATAAAAGAGAGGACCGAAGCCCTCTCTTATGTATGCAACAAAATTAGGTTGTTGAGTTGCTTGTCCAGTATTGGTATGCAAATGTTACTGTAAATTCTTCAATAGCATCGTTTGTACCCCAATCCAATTCGATTGGTGATAGGTCAACAGGGAACAGACCTACAAAGTTGTAAGACTTAATTACACCACCGACACCAGCTGTTGCTGATTTACCGTATTGATTAACTGTTGCGTTAATTGCATAAGGCTGACCACCTGAACCACCACCAGTCACGGGTGCGGCCAATCTCAAGTTGCCTGCATTGCTGTTGATACTGTTCATCCAGGCTTCGATAGAGTTACGCACGGTGAAGTTTTCATCGTTAATAACTGTTACTGACCAGTCTGCAAATGTTCTGTTACCTGCAAACTTGGTTTCACGACCAAAGTAGTATAGAGGAACTGTACCAATTGTTGAACCAGGTAGTTGAGCAGCTTTACACAAGAATGAAAAAGGCTGGCCAGATTGGCCAGCACCGTTCGGTAAACCTGTCATAACAACTTGGAACAAATTTGGACGTGCGCCGTCTTGTTGTAACGCACTTGTAAATTCGCTAATTTGAAATGCCATTTTATTCTCCTATTTGTTGTTATTTATTACGCTGAGGTATTAGTTACTGTGGAGAAAGTAACGCCGGTACCAACCGCAACAAAATTCAACTGGATAAAGTTAATGGAACGAGCAGGTTGGATGTAAATATCACCAACAAATTGGTTCGCATTAACAACTGAAGGAGTGTTATTGGTAGAATCACAAACAACTTGGAACGCTTGAATACCACGTTGTGCTTGAACTTGTGTCAAGTATGGAGTAATCAATGCAACAAATTGTGCTTGTGTAAATGCGTCATTGAATTCAAACAATGAGAATTTAGCAGCTTGTGAAATTGCTTGTTCAAGAACAATAAACAGTCTACGAACGTTGATACGATCAAACGCAGAAGGTTGAGATTGCAATGTCTTGTCACCAAACAACACTGTGCCTTGTCCTGGGAAGGATGCAACAGGGTTAACAGCAACTTGATACAATGCATCACGGGTTGCTTGTGGTTGGTTGTACGCCAATTTGATAACGTTCTTGATAACGCCTCGGTTGTAACCAGCAGGTGACCACCATGGAGCATTATTGTTATCGGTGTAAACACATAGACCAGCAATATCGCCGTTCATTGGAACCCAACGGTATGTGTTATTGTAACGGTCGAACATGTACTTCCAGTTAGAATCTGCAAATGCATATGAACCAATTGTTCCACCTGCAACTGAAGATAGGCCTGAAATCCATGTTTGAACTGAAGACAATTCGTTGCCTGGGTTACCAACAACACCAAGACCTTGTGAGTTACTGTTTGTAAATCCTGGTGGAGAAACAAATGCAACAGAGTCTTTACGGTTGTAAGCAATGTTTACAGCAGCGGTTTGTACTGCAACGTTGGTGTATGGACCGGTCATAATCAATGAAATTGCAGTTTGTGCAACATCACTGAAATTGTACATCGCATTGATAACGTCATTGTCAGCAATAGTCGCATCAACACCGCCAGACAATGTGGTTGTGTATGAACCAGACAATGTGGCGAAGTTTGTGTTGGCTGCTGTTTTACCCCATGTACCACTTGTTGATGAGTAGTTAACTGGGTCTACTGCATAAATGTATTTTGAATTTTGGAAAATAGCATTCTTGTAGTAGTTTGAGTTACCATATTGGTCAACACTGTCGATTGCTTTAGAAAGGTAAGGGAATGTTTCGAGAACAGTACCTTTAACACCTGAGAACAAACCGCCTGTATCAACAACTGCAATGTGGATCTGATCGTTTGCACCACCAAGACCGTTTGTTCTTGTTGATGTTGATGGCATTCCATTAAAGAAACCAGCCAAAGAAACAGTAGATGCTGTTGCTGAAGATGTATTGGAAATTGGTACAGTCCATCCTTGGAATTGTGCAGTGTTTGAACCTGCATCAATAACAGAAACGGTCAGTGAGTTACCCAAAGCACCAGGGAAACGACCCATGAAAGGACCGTAGTTATTGTTGTTAGGACCTGCCAACAATGAGTATTGGAATACACTTGGATTTACAACTTGTGAACCACCGGTTGAGGTGTTTGATGTTGCGTTCAGTGTTCCAGAGTTGGCTGCACGTACAACTTGCAAGTTGTTGCCATAAGCCAAGAAAGATGCTGCTGTGAACCAGGATGCCGCAGTGTTGCTGTCTGGGGCACTGAATGTGTTATACAATGTTTTTTCAGTGTCAACACGAGTAATAGTATTAACTGGTCCCCAAGTAAAAGCACCTGCATATGCACCGGCTGTAGTTAGAACTGAAGGTACAACTGTCGCTAAGTTGGTTTCTGTTGTTATTACGCCTGGAGATAATTGAGCAATTTGAGCCATTTGTTTCTTCTCCTTAATTATTTGTTTTTTGGTAGGTTATACCATCTGAATATTTATGAATCGCTATTTTTATAGATTTCTCATCATATCTCGGATGAAATTACCATAGGTGTCTCCACCAGGAGAAGAATCCCATAAATCTCCACCCATCAACTCAAGTCCATGATTCAATCCGTCTTCGATGATTGGCTCTGGAAGTGTCTCGTCATCGATTTGGTTCATATGTTCCACTTGGAACTGTTTACGAATGTCGTGACTGACGATTTCTTTGAAGTATTTTTGAGTAGTTGCCCACGCAAAAGTCACAAGACACATAACCAAGTCATCATTTGAACCGGCTTCTGCGGCAAACGTGTTCTTATCTTGAATGAACGTTGTCAATTCAGAGATAACATCGAAGTCTGTAATGATAAATTTGTCACCTTCAATCAACATCTTCAAGTTAGAACATCCGATACGTTTAACTTGAGGTGACATTTTCACACCCATTTGTGTGCCTCTTTGGAAACCAGCAGACAATTGTTGCGGTTTCTTGTTACCTGTATGCACTTTCCATAGGTTTTCATATTCCAATTCAGTGTGTAGAATGTCTGCAACCTGTGGTGTGTTGTTAATTTCAACCAAAACGTATGCATCATTGTACAATCTGGCTGTATTATAGATCACGGTTGGGAACAAGACTGGATGGATTGATGAACTGTGGTATGATGCCACGAGTTTGTACGGCATTGCAGAGATATCCATGACACAGAACGCCGATGCGTCCATGTTCTTACCTTCAGATACGTCAACGCAGATTGCATACAAGTGGTCTGTTTTACTCTGTTCACCTTCCTTGATTGGCATCTGGAAGATATTAACTTTGTCGTGCTTCGCCATTGGTTCTTCATATGCCATCTGTGCCAGTTTCTGACCAGAGATAAGTGTGTTTGTAGAACCCAAGAACTCGCATTCAAACTCTTGTCTGAATTGTTCTTCTGAGGTGTTACGAATTGTTTCTTCTCTCCAGGCTTCATCACGACCAGGAACCATGGACCAGTGAATCTCGAAAGGTTTGTAACCACTCTTTTTACCGATTGCATCCATCCACATCTTGTAAAACAGATTCATACCGTTCGGTGTGGAAACGATAATGATCTTTGTCGTTTTACCTGATGAAATAACGGGGTAAACAGAGTTAAAGAATTCGTGTGCAATGTTTGGTGGAACGAATGCGAACTCGTCCAAGAATACACAGTTAAAAGAACCGCCTCGGATTGCAGCAGATGATGTTGAGTCTGCGCGAATCTTAGAACCATTTTCAAGTTCTACGTTACCCTTGTTCCAGATAACAACACCTTGTTGCAACCACATTGGTAGGTTTTCATATGCCAACTGGTACTTTGCCAGAATATCTCGCGCAAGAGAACCCTTGTTCGCCAGGACGGCCACGTTTTGTGTATCGTTGAACAGTGTCAACCAAAGAAGATACGCCACGGAGGTGGTTGTCTTACCGACCTGGCGAGGACATTTGGTGATTGCGAAACGATTCTTGTGGAACAGACGAATCATGTCCTTCTGGAAGTCCCACATTTCAAATGGCATCAAACCACGGTCAACGTTAACGATTTTGATGTAGTTTTCTGCAAAATAAACAGGATCAGCCTTGCACCTTGCATACTCGTCCACCTGTTGTTGTGTGTAATTTATTTCAACACCAACCCGTTTCAGTAAGGGATTGTCGCGGTAACTGTCTTTATTATCACTCATTGTTTTTCATCATGTCATTTAATGCTTTGTTCAACTGTGAAGTGGAACCAACAAAGATTGCTTTATCGATAGTTGTGTTTGGTTGTGTTGATGTGCCAGATTTTTTATCCATGTCTCGCATTTGTTTTTGAACAGCCAACAGTTCTTTATTGGCATCAACCACGTTCTTTAGTAGTGTGCCATAGACTTCAAATGCACGAGGGTGTTGGCCTGCTTTGGCAATCTCAAGAATCTCTTGCATTGCTTCTTTACCCTGGTCGATCAACTCTTGTAGATTGTCTTTGGTTTGTGCATACGCATCCACCAAATCTTCTTCTAGGTCTTCTTTTGTTACTGCAACAGGCAACAATTCTTTTTTCACCACAGGCACCGGTGCCGGTGTGGAAGTTACATCAAAGATTTCTTCCATATTCTTTTCAAAGGTACTCATGTTGTTTCAGTGATAGTTGTTGTATATGTATATGTAGAATTTGCGTTGGCTGTAGATGGACTTACAGAACTTGTTATTACTGAATAGTCTTTCGGCAAGACATTATATGAATTGAATGTCCAACTTGCATTGTTGGCTGCACCTTTTAGTGGTTGGTTGGACACAAAGTTGCCTTGAATGTTCTGTACCAACAACTGGTCATTCAGACTACTCCACGAAACGACTTGTGCAGATGCAGTAGAAAGTGCAAGTGTTGCACCTTGGTATATCATTTCACCTGGTTGATAGTTGCCTGTACCGCCGGAGTTGAGATTAAACACAACATTTGTGTTGTATTGTATGTCTTGGTAGATGTTTGTGATAGAGGTTGTGATCAATCCTGCGGTAGATGTTGCACCAAAGATGAAGCTCTTTACTGTGAAGTTTAGAGTCCAGATAACCATTCTGGTGTCTGAATCTCTGTCGCCTTCATAAGTCACTTCATAATTTGCACTGTTCAATATGACAGGTACTTCTTTGACAACACCCATTTCTGGAATCATGTTCAACTTGACTGTGTAATCTGGTGCAAAGTATGGCAGAATGTGTTCGATAATTTGATTGCCATCTTCAATGTTTCTTACATACAGATACAAAGAAAAGTCAAAGTTGTATGGTACTGGTGTGTAATTTGAGTTGACCAGTGATCCATCCTGGAAGAAATTCTTCATGTTTGTGATCTGTTTACGGCTTGAGTCGTATGACAAACCGTTCATCTCATAAGACATTCTAGGCAAAGTCATTTGAACTTTCTTGTCTAGATTTGGATCACCTTCAAGACGCATTACATACAATTCTTTTGTTGCATAATCGATAGGAACAACAAATCTTTCTTGTTCTGTACCATCTGGATTGTAACGAACACATGAAATGTCCGTAAAAATGTCACCAAAGGCAACAGTGGTTTTACGGATCATTTTATTATAGAATACACTTGACATTATAGGCCACCAATCGGGTTAATTTCTGTCTGGTTGACAATTGATTCTGATTGATCTGAAATAACATCGTTACTGTAAGATTCTTTTGGTGTTGCTGGACTCAACGGATCATAAGTCACCAAACTGTAGAATGCACCACTCAACTGTCCATATACAGGCAATGTGTCGTTGAACTCACCGGAAATTGTTGTCACAGTCAGTGTATTGGCCAATTGGTTGAAACCTTGTACTGTTGCGGTTGTTATTGCGTTTGCATAAGTTCCGTCTAGTGATTGATATACAATTTCTTTGATAGTAAAGTCCTTCACAACTTGTGGTATTGCCAACGTCACTGATGTGTTTGACACCAATGTTGTACTGATGTTTGCAGAAGTGAACAAACCATAAACTTCAAATCCTAGTGCCAATTGGGGACCAAGAATTGTGGTGATGGTTGTATTTGCAGGGAACTTAGGATCGGAGATAATAACTCCAGGCTTCAATGTATAGAAGTTCGTTGATGTAATGCCGGATTGTTCCCAACTTTGTTGAGTGACGTACATGTAGTCTGAACCGGCTGGAATATCGAACGATGGGTTGTTAGGAATCTCAACAGTTGAGTAAATGTTGTAGATTGGTGCAACATTCAATTGCAACGAGTATGCAGAATCGTTCATTACGATATCGATATCTGCAATACCAGTAGAAATAACTTCTTGTGAGTATTTGAATTTCTCAAGTTCCAACTCATAGTAGTACGGAACTTTACGACCCAACATGTGAAAGTCTTTATTCTGGTTTGTGAACTTGATTTCATACAGTTCACCAGTACCATTCAAGAATGGAATGTAAATCAAGTCACCTTCACGGGGTCTTGTGAATGTATTTTGTGGTATTCTTTGAGAGAATGCACGTTTAGACAGAATGACTGTGACTTGGTTTCTGATCTCTAGGCCAAACTTGGAGAACATTTCACGTTCACCCATGTAGTCATTAGATGAAGAAAGATACATTTCAACCTGGAATGCAGACTGAAACTTCTTAGTTGGATCCTCACCGTAGACCAAGTCCCTGGCTGCGTCATTATTGTTTGGCAAATAGAACGCATTAAATCCCATAATCTGAATTGACTCAGTTATGAGGTCTTCCACCAAACGTTGTTCGTTGTATTTGGCGTTGTAATTATTAAAATAAGGACTTGTTGCCATTTTAGTTCATGAACCATTCTAGCGGACCGCCGTAGTTTTCGATCATGTCTTTTTCTAGTCTGGTGATTTCGGTTAGAGCCTCATCGAAGGTTTCTTTACCGTTCAATGTAACACCACCAGGCAATTGGATGCCACCGAATTTCTTCATGTTCTCACCCCAAGTTCTCTTGATGAGTGCAGTTGCATATTCTTTCAACCAACGGTCATTCCATACATTAGGATATATGTCAGGATCGATTGCACCATAACATTCAGATACAACAACTTGTCCTGAATTGATTTCAAATCCATTACCCCATGCCCAATCGATGTACAGTCTCTGCATATTACGCACCCAACGAATAGGAACTTCACCAGTGAACTGGAGTTCCAGAGAACGTAAGTGTTGTTGTGTTAGTGTGTAATTGATGTAGGACGCAGAGGTAAAGTCATACAATTCATTCAGACGCAATTGATATCTCAAGTCAAACATATTGATTGTGGCTTGAGAGTCGGTCAATGGGAATATACGGGTGATACCAAGAATACTTACGTTGTTACCGTTTTGGTCGGTTGCTTGTGATGCATCCAAGTATTGATTTGTAATATCTTGGTCTGTAACATAGTGAATCCAGTAGAACTTCTGGGCACCATCGAAATGATAATCTTGCCAATATTGAATGGCATCATCCACACGATCTTCCACCTGTGTGTCGTCTATGTTTATGTTGATTACTGGCGCGCCTAGTCTACGAAGGCAGTAATCCTTGAAATCTTGTCTATTTAATATAGTAGCCATTAAAAACCCCCTATTACGGGGGTATTTATGTCTTGCAGAATCGGACTATTACTGCATTGGTGCGCCAGGTGGTAGTGAACTACCTGGAACGCTGCCGTTTTGTCCTTGCATTGCTTGCAATTGTTGGTTGATGCTTTGTCCCAACGCATCGATGACTCTACGAACGTACTTGTGTGGTGCTTCGTCCAAATCTTTCATGATCTGATCGATGAAAGCCAATTTGAAAGTCAAATCAACGTCAGGGATTTGTTGTGGTTGTGCTTGTTGTGTCATAATAAACTCCTAATAAAAAATTATGTATTCGCTGTAGGTGCGGTGTTCGCTGTAGGTGCGATGTTGGCTGAAGGTGCCCAAGGATTACTTACTGTAATGATTGGGTTTTCAATTTTATTTATCTGATCAATAATCTGTTCATTGATGTGTGCCCAATAACCGACATTGTTTTGTGCCAATGATTGAACCCAACTTAGAACGGTGTTTTGAGACAATGAACTATATTGGATAAATGTGTTTGCATTTGGTGCAGGCATTGGTAGGGCACCACTGTGTGAGCCAGAATTGCCGTTTGCATCAGTACCGGTTACTTGCCATGTGGCGTGAACAACCACGTTGGCCATAGAACCTTGGTTCTGCAATTTGATATCATTTAATGTCCAACTGTAGGTTAGAACTGTATTTGCGTCTGCCATTTTGAAAATCTCCTGTTAAGGTTTACTATTTATAATAGATTTTAGTTCATCTATTTGCTTTTGCTGCTCTTTTATTGCTTCGATCAGAAGACCGACCATGTTACCGTATGCTACGGAGTATTGAGTGTCTTCTGTACCCATAACTGCTTCTGGTAATACTTTTAGAACTTCCTGAGCGATAACACCAGTTTGTCTACCTGATCCTGGTTGGTCTATTCTGTCAAAAGTTACGCCGCGCAATTGTTCTACTTTATCTATTGCATTGCTGATTGTTTTAATATTCTTTTTGAGTCTTAGGTCAGAATATGCGGTGATGTTATTTGAACATGTTATGTAGTTCGCAACCAACAGTGTGTATAATTGTGTTGTGCCACTGGCTTTCACATAATAACCGGTGTTTGCATAATCATACATTGTACCGGAAGCGTAAAAATTGGATCCAGTTGTCAAGTTGACATTGGTGTAGTAACCACCATTGGTCAGATTCAGATAATAGTTGCTACCACCAGACAAATAGAATGCGTTACTTGCATAAAAATTTACTGCCTGTATTGCGCTCACGTTTGATGTGCTGCTTGGTTTTACATAGTAACTGGTGTTTGATCCATCATACAGTGTACCATAAACATATAAGTTGTTACTTAGCAACGCCATATAAGTACTACCGCCGCCAGATGTAGAACTGGCTCCAGCATTCCAATACCATGTTGCACTACTACCAGTCGATCCAGACTCAAAGTTGGTTTGATCGTCTGTCCAATAATGAACATTACCGTTATCGTATATGTGACTGACAAAACTGCCTGGATATGCACTAGGGCCCCAAGCCACACCTGTGCCATTATTGATAAATCCTACGCCGCCGGCCGAATTGATCACACTGAAATAACTGGTGCCGCTTGGTTTTACATAGTAACTGGTGTTTGCATAGTCGTAGAGAGTACCAGCAACATATAAAGAACCGGACATGTATGTGTAATTATTATAAAACTCATAAGTATTGGTGTCCGCTCTTGATATGTCTACAGGTCCATTATATGAATTGTATGCTGTTATGTTTGAAACATATGTGGCATCAACATAAATTGGACTGCAATTGTAGTATGTTCCTCTAAAGTAGACGCCATTGTCCGGAATACCCCCACCACTGCCTGTCTGTATGGCATGATACACTGTTCCGTTATATGTTACCTTAACCAAGCTACTGAAAAACTGACCAGCGGTTGAACCTGACATTTGCAAATTTTCAGAGTTGTATGCACTATGAGAACTTACATTATATACGTCTATACGGTTGCCGGAACCTGTACTACCTCTAATCAGTGTAAATGTGCCCTCGCAAAAACTTGAATTTTGGTAACCAGAAACATATGCTTTGGCCAATAACAAATAACCGTCATAAGTTCCGTTATCTGGAACACCCAAAACACTAATGGATTGATTGAAATAACCATTACCATTGAAACTTACCGCATCCACTGCATTGAAGTTTGATGTGCCACTTGGTTTCACATAGTAACCGGTGTTTGCCCAATCATAAAGTGTTCCATTGAAATAGAAACTACCGCCTGAAGTAATGTTTGCAACGTTTGTGCCGGTTGCAGAGTAGTCGCCATTATATGTGTTGTTGATTCTCCAATACCAATTGCTTGATCCTTGTCCACCCCAAAAGAAATTACCGGCCGCAGTCATAGCAATTGCGCCGGTATAATAGTTCAAACTTTCAAAACTTAATTGTGATGTTGCACCGCTTGTACTTTTTGAACCAACGTGCATTGAACTCGGTGTTACATAAAAAGATGATCCGCCTGAGTTTGTTTGGTTAATAACTTGCAGTGTGTACAGGTTTGATGTACCACTTGGTTTTACATAGTAACCGGTGTTTGCATTGTCGTAATATGTACCACTAACATACTCATTTACTGGGTTTGTAATACCAGATGAGTTGAAATAAAAACTTTGTGAAAATGAATTGCTGCGAATGTTAACCGTGCCTGGCGAATTCACATATAACGTTGTGTCGCTATTGCCGCCACCAGTCAAACCCATATTACCCGAATCTGATGTGTTGCCATTCAAAGAAATCGAATTGTATGCTGTGGCACCAGTATCTTGGCCAATATAAACCGGATTGGTTGTTCCATTGTAGAAAAATTTACCGGATGTATAACCAATTAGTGATGATACAATTGGTTCGTTGCCGTTAATTTCATAGAAACCTGGA